TCCACATTTATACAGAGGATGGACTTTGCTGGCAACAAGCCAACAATTGGATGGATTGGTATTATGTTATGGCGCGTAGACGATATCAAAGAAGTAGGCGCACCACTGAGAACAGTTCTTGAACAACATGATCTTAAGTTTCATCATTCTGGCATTGTTCTTAATCAGCCTAATTGGTTTGCAGAAGCGGCAGGATTTGATCCTGAAAGAATGACTGGCTACGTTGGTGCGCGTCCAGCATTCTATTCTAATATCTTTATGCCAATCGACATTGGAATTGTTCCACTAACTAATAATCCTTTTAATGAGGCTAAGAGTAATCTCAAGGGTCTTGAGTATGCAATGAGCGGCATTCCTTTTGTTGCTTCAGATACTCAAGAATACCGTGATCTTGCCGATCTTGGTTGTGGTAGAATTGCTAAGAAGCCAAGAGATTGGGTTCGTCATTTAGAAGAACTACTTGATCCTGAAGTTCGTAAGGCTGAGGCAGAGAAGAACTTTAATATAGCAGTTGAGAACTTTAGTTTGTTTAAAGTAAAATATAAATGGTCTGAGGCTATTGAACTTATTCATATGAAGGCACGTTCACAAGTAAAGCAGCCAAAGCCAGCAGCACAAAGCACGGGGCAGAAAGGTTTCGACCCATCGAAGTTTCTAGTCACAAAAAACTAACAAAATATAATAAACGCAAACACACAAAATAACCTCGCTCTCGCTGCATAGTTAGAGCCGCGCTACATCTGCGTAGGAACAGAAAGATGCTAATGAAATGCAATATAAAATAGTAATACAACGTTAGGATTAGAAAATAAGTTGCGGGACGCGAGTTCGATTCTCGCCTGCTCCACGATCAAATAGGTGATAAAATAGGCTTATGAAGTTTTTGCACACCATCAAACCAGTTATTCTTTCATCAGACCCTAGCGGAACGGCTAGTGGTGAGTTTTACTATAACTCTGCAAGTTCTAAGTGGCGTGGATATAATGGATCATCTTGGTTGGATATCAATAGTCCATCGGCAACAATTTCTTCAAGTGCTCTTATTTCTTCTAGTGCAATTTTTAGTTCTAGCGCAACCATTTCATCTAGTGCGATCATTGCTAACTCTGCTGTCACTTCTTCAAGTGCTACTGTAGCATCAAGTGCTACCATATCTTTTCACTCAAACACTGCCAGTTCTGTTGATTGGTCTAATATAACTAGCAAACCAACATCTATTGCATCTGCAACTATTTCTAGTAGTGCAATCATTGCTGCTAGTGCATTGGTGGCAATTAGTGGTGGTGGAAGTGGCTCTGTTGATTTTGCTACTGTATCAACATCTGCCACCATTTCTTCAAGTGCTGTCATTGCCGCATCTGCTGCTGCTTTTACTGGAACAATAACAGTTAATAGCACATCTAGTGCAACCATTTCTTCATCAGCAATTATTTCATCTAGTGCCGTGATTGCTCAAACAGCATTACATGCAAACACGGCATCATCTATTGCTGGAAGTTTAGTCGCTGGAACTGTAGCGTCTGCTACTATATCTTCAAGCGCAACAATTGCAAATCACGCAAATACCGCATCTTCAATAGCAGGATCTTTAGTAACAGGAACTGTAGCCTCTGCAACAATATCTTCCAGTGCCACGATAGCAAGTCATTCTAACACAGCCTCCGCAATTGCAGGAAGCCTTGTAAGCGGGACAGTAGCATCTGCAACTGTGGCTATAACTGCTAATCATGCAAGCACTGCGAGTTCAATAAATGCTTTGTTATTAACTGGAACAACTCTTCCTGCCGCTATCGTTAGTTCTAGTTTAACTCAATTAGGAACTCTAATCAACCTTACAGTAACTAATACTATTTCTGGTAGAGCCGCTTCTGCAACCGTATCTTCAAGTGCAACTGTTGCAACTCATGCTGGAACAGCATCAAGTATTGCTGGAAGTTTAGTTACTGGAACAGTAGCAAGTGCAACTGTTGCAACTCATGCTGGAACAGCATCATCTATAGCGGGATCTTTAGTAACTGGTACTGTTGCAAGTGCGACCGTAGCAAATCATGCAAGCACGGCCTCTGCAATTGCTGGGAGCCTTGTGTTGGGTATAGTTGCCTCCGCAACGTTTGCTGCCAGTGTTGATTACGGAGGCGTAACAAATAAGCCTACTTCTATAGCATCGGCAACAATTTCTAGTAGCGCAGTTATCTCTTCAAGTGCAACAGTGTCTGCATCATTGTCCTCATCACCATCTCTATCTGGTGTAATAACATTAAATGGTGTAAGGATATTATCCAGCGCATTAGATACTAAAACAAATAATTATACTCTCACCGCTGGCGATGGTGGTAATACCATTCTTATGAACGTAGCATCTGCTAACTTAATTATAATCCCAGCATCTGCTACAATAAACTTTCCAATAGGAACAAGGGTGGATGTTGTTCAAATTGGGGCTAGTGCAACAACTGCATCAAGGGCAGATACAAACGTTACTCTTAACTTCTATAGCCCAGCAGCATCTGCAAACCCAATAATAAAAGCACGTTATAGTGCAATGTCTCTGATAAAATATGATGTAAATACTTGGATAGCGATTGGAAATATAGTATGATTTTGGGTATTATTGCTAGTGGTCAAATCTCTATGTCATCTAGTGGTGGCGGTGGTGGAGGTGGCAGCAATTTTAATCTTGCTAATTTTCCAGGCTATTATGCAGTTTACGAGTCCCCATATTTAGATGGCACTAATAGGCTTTCTCTTGGTACTACATCTAGCAGTTGGACAACTATTTCATCTCCAGCAAAAACAATGACGGCTTCTGGAACAGTTTCTCAAGTATTAACACAAGAAACTGCTACTAATACACCTTTTGGTTTACCTAGCGGTCAGTTTGCCACTAGCATATATGGGCTACTTTCAGGAATTGGTGACAATGTTACTACAACAACTACCTATCTAGTGTATGACTTTAGAATATTAGGATCTAGGACACCACCTAGTATAACAGTAGATAGTAGGAGCGATAAAAGTAATTTAAGTTTAATTGCGTTACAGGATAGTGGATCTGGTCATAGAGTAAAAGTTAATTTTGGAGGCTCAGACAGGGCTGATATTGTAAGTGCCGCTAATAGGAGAAGTGGTGTTGCCGCTTTTGTAGTTAATTATAACGTTAATGCTGGCACTGCTTCTTATACATTGTATTCTAATTCACAAACTAGTAGTTTTACCGCCACTAATTTTCCTATGTATCTTATAACAGGAGACGTTCCAGGCCCCACTCTTCAAATATTTAGACCTGCTTTTTATACTGGAGATTGGGTAGGGGTACATGCTTTAGTTATATCTTCTTCAGCGCATTCTGCTGCAACAATAAGTAGTAATATTTCATACTTACGTTCTAGATATGGGGTACAGTCATAATGATAGTTATATGTGGAATGGCTCGCGCGGGTACAACATTGTTGTGGCAAATATCTGAACAGATATGCAGTAGTCACGGATGGGTTGCATGTACAGATCATAATACTTTATTTTCTAAGGTTAGAGATTTGTCTGGAACAGATACGGTTCTTAAAACTTATTTTATAGATAATGGAGTAGATAGTGATATTGCTATAGCCGATGACGATATTGTTTTTGTTGCAAAAAGAGATGTAAGAGACGTAGTTGCATCCCTAATGTCACAAAGAAATATTTTAGATCATGAAATTAGAAGTATTAATTTTGTTACAACTATGGCTAGGCAAGCAATACAAAGATATGAATTTTTTGCATATCATAAAAATGTTAATATAATAAAGTATGAGGACTATGTAAACGATAGGATGAAGTTAATTAATCATTTAGTTGAAACAATCAATCTTCCATGTGACACTCAGGATGAAATATATGAATATACTTCACTAGATAATCAAATTTCTAGAGCACAACATGCTTTTTCAAATCACAATCTAATTGCTATGGTCACTGCAAGACATATTACAAGTGGCACAGCAGGTGCTTGGAAAACAGTACTTACCCCAGATGAAATAAATGCTATAAATGAGGTGGCTGGAGATTGGCTTATAGCAAACGGATACGAAATAGGAGTATAATATAAAAATGGCAGCAATTATAGTAGACATAGATGATACACTTTTAAGAAACGGTACTCAGCCAATGCGATCAACAATTGATTGGGTTAATCGACAGTCACTTAAGTATGATATTTATTTAGTTACTGGTCGTAACAATTCTATGCGTGATGATACTGTTCGTGCTCTTAGCCGCGCTGGAGTTAAATACAATAGACTAATAATGAATACAGGATCTTCTGCTGATTCAGATAGGTTTAAGCGTGAGACTGCTGGAAGATTAAAGACAAAAACTCGTATCGCTTTAGCGGTTGATAATAGTGATTCTGCAAGAGCAGCATATAGTTCTATTGGAATACCAACCAAAAATCCTTCCGCTTTGAGCGATAGTACGTTAAAATTAAACATAAACTTTGGAGGAACAAATGCCTTACGATATTAGAAGAAACTACCGTGGCAAGTCTGGATATTCTGTAGTAGGGCCAGATGGAACTGTTCGAGGTACTCATCCAACAAGAATCGCGGCGACAGAGCAACAGCGTGCTTTGTATGCTGCTGAGTCTAGAATGAAGAAAGATGAGTCTCCTTTGTATGATCAACTTACTCCAGATGAGAAAGAGTTCCACGATGCAATGATGAGAATTGCTGAAAAGTATGGAAAGATAGATGAGGATGGTAGTGGTATATGGGCTGGATACAGTCCTCCAGATAAAAATCCAGACTCTGCTTACGGTGTAAAGTGTGGAAACTGCACCCACTTTGAAGGCGGTAACGTGTGCCATATTATTGCTTTGCCTGTTAACGAGAATGGTATATGTCGTCTTGCAGCCATTCCAGATGGTTATGTAAACTATAACGTTATGAAGGGCGACTTTTGGGGCGGAAGATTTAAACAATAGTTTAAATGTAAATTATATAATTAGTGGCACTTATGTCACTAAAATTAGAAACGGACTAATTGATGAATATTATTATTAGTGGGACTGAAAAGTTTCAAGATTACCATACTTTTATGCGTGCTGTTATTGTGGCTATTGATGAATCGTTGAAGCCAGATGACAATAAGATAAACTTGTATTCTGTTGGTGGATATAAAACCAATCAGTTTACAGCAGAGTTTGTTAACAGGTCAGAGAGATACTTAAAGCAAAAGGGTATCAAGCCTCGTTACTATATTGTTCCTAAGAAAGATGTTACGGAAAAGTTTGATAAGTATGAGGTGGATATGTTATTATATTTATCAGGCAAGAAAGAAAATCTAGAGATTTTCGATAGCCTAGTTACCGCCGCACAGAATAGAGATATTGATGTGCGAATCTATAAAGTATAGGAGAGCATGTGACTATCAAAGGAGCAGGTCGCCGTATCTAAGCGCGACCAAGCATATCTGTCAGTTGCACTATATCTTGCATCACAATCGTTTTGTAGGATGAAGCACGGAGCCGTTATTGTTCGCGGCGGTAGTGTTCTTGCAACTGGTTTTAACAAAGAAAGAAATCATCCAATGAAGGTGTCCTCTGAACACATTAAGACTCATTGTTCTGTTCATGCAGAAATTGATGCTCTTAAGAAGGTTGATGATGCACGAGGTGCAACTATTTATGTTGCTAGGGTGAATCGTAAGGGACAAGAACGGAATAGCCGTCCATGTTCTTACTGTTATGAAGATCTAAAAAGTTCTGGTATCAAGAAAATTATATACACATCATGAAAGGTTTATCATGAATTTTATTAATGTAGGCTATGACAAGGCACATGCTTTTGTTAGTGCTAACAAAAATCTATTTTGGAACGGTTGGGAAATAGTTGAGACCAGAAAAGATGCTGATGCTATCTTTAACAAGCATGGCATTTTTAGGAATGGCTCTTGGCATAAGGTCGTTCGCAGGACAACACTAGGTAGTGACGGCACATGGAAGGTTCCCACTAAATATGATATGGCTAGATGAGGCTTTATGTGCTGGAATAGATACAGAAGAATACTTTGACAAGTATGAAACTGATTTAGAAACCGCCCAAAAGATAGACAGAATGTGTTTAGGATGTCCAGTCATAAAAGAGTGCTTTGACTATGGTGTTTCTACAGAGTCTTGGGGCGTATGGGGTGGTGTCTACCTAGTTGATGGTAGGATAGATAACTCTAGAAACTCTCATAAAACTCAGGATGTGTGGAGTAAGATTCTCCAAGTGATACAATGATAGATAAGATAGCAATTGGCATACTTAAGCAAATGAAAGCACCCTACCCCAACATAGTAATAGACATTACAGAGAACCCATCTTATGTTGGTTTAAGAGTGTACGAGAACGAGGTAATGTCTCTTTCAGATGAGAAGCGTTATGGTATCATGATGCATCTACAAGAGATGAGAAAAGTTTTAGAAACCTTTGGGTACAAATGTTTTTTTGAAGGGGCAAAGGGAGATCCGCCAAGGAAGGTGTAATGGAAATAGTTTGGGTAGTCAGCGAACGGTGTTGGGCAGATGTTATTACCCGTGGAGTTGGCTATTGCTATGTTTCATTCTTTAAAGATGGATTTTATTATGAAGAAATGGTTGAAGCAGATGACATCACTGAGCCGGAAGATATGGGAATTCATTACGAATACCAAAAGGAATCCGATGGAGTATAAGCAGCCGCAAGAAGATTTCTGTTCCAATGAAGATTGCTTTAATGAGGTTGCAAAGTTTTCTTGGAAGAACGGTCTGGTTGACGATGAGTTGCTTAAAAATATGAACTATTATTGTGGGCGTTGTATTACAGAAAAGAGAACTAAGTGAAGCGTGCTTTTATTACTGGCATAACTGGTCAGGATGGTTCTTATCTAGCAGAACTACTACTTGAAAAAGGGTATGAGGTTCATGGTATCAAGCGTCGATCTTCTTCCATCAATACAGATAGAATAGATCATCTATATGATAATAAAGATCTTCATCTCCATTACGGAGATTTGACAGACACCAGTAACATGCAATCTTTAATTCGTGAAATATATCCGAATGAGGTTTATAATCTTGGAGCACAAAGCCATGTTCAGGTTTCATTTGAAACCCCAGAGTATACAGCCAATGCAGACGGAATGGGAACTCTTAGAATACTAGAGGCTATCCGACAAACTGACCCTGAAGATATTAAATTTTATCAAGCAGGAACTTCAGAAATGTTTGGACTAGTTCAGGAGATCCCCCAGAAAGAAACTACACCATTTTATCCACGCTCTCCTTACGGAGTTGCTAAACTATACTCTCATTGGATCACAACTAATTACCGTGAGGCGTATAATATTTTTGCTTGCAACGGTATCCTGTTTAACCATGAGTCTCCTCGTCGTGGAGAAACGTTCGTGACACGCAAGATTGTTCTAGGTCTGAGAGATATAAAACTTGGTAAGAGTCCAGTGCTAGAACTTGGTAACCTAAATGCTTTGCGGGATTGGGGTCATGCTAAAGACTTTGTACGCGCCATGTGGCTTATTCTTCAACAAGAAACACCAGACGATTATGTGATTGCTACAGGAGCACAGTATTCTGTACGACAGTTTATTGAGTCTTGCGCCCCCTATTTTGATATTAATATCGAATGGTCTGGGCATGGCGAGGATGAAGTTGGTGTTGATACAAAGACTGGTAAAGTAATTGTTAAAATAAATCCACGATACTTTAGGCTTGCAGAAGTTGAGTCGCTCCTTGGAGATGCAAGTAAGGCCAAGGAAAAACTTGGTTGGATTCCAGAATTCTCCTTTGATGATCTTATAAAAGATATGTGTTTAAATGGAAGTTAATTCTAAAATATATGTAGCGGGTCATCGTGGCCTTGTCGGATCTGCTATAGTGCGAAGACTTAAAAACCAAGGTTACAACAATATTATGGGTCTTTCTAGCAAGTTTCTAGATTTAAGAGATTCACGATCATCAGAAGAATTTTTCAATCACTACAAACCAGATTATGTTTTTATGGCAGCGGCAAAAGTTGGTGGAATAAACCATAACAACACTAAGCCAGCAGAATTCATATTTGAAAACTTACAAATGCAAAACAATGTTATTCATAATGCCTATAAAAATAATACTAAAAAACTTTTATTCTTAGGGTCGTCTTGTATCTATCCAAAGTTTTCTCCACAGCCAATTAAGGAAGAGTACCTTATGACTGGAGAGTTAGAGCAAACAAATGAAGCATACGCTATTGCTAAAATTGCTGGAATAGAAATGTGTAAGATGTATCGTCGCCAATACGGATTTAATGCTATATCCGCCATGCCAACAAATTTATATGGTATTAATGACAACTTTAATATAGATACGTCGCACGTTATTCCAGCACTTATAAACAAGTTTGTTAATGCAAAAAATAATAGTTTGGAAAGTGTAACTCTTTGGGGGGATGGAACTCCAATGAGAGAGTTTTTATATTCTGATGACTTAGCAGATGCATGTATTATGCTTATGAATTTATATGATGAAGAACAACATATAAACATTGGATCTAATGATGAGTTAAGCATATCTAAACTTGCACACATAATTTCCAATTTAGTTAAATATAAAAATACAATACAATGGGACTTTAGTTATCCAAATGGAACTCCTAGAAAAAAATTAGACAACTCAAGAATAAATTCTTTAGGCTGGAAGCCAAAGATTTCAATAGAGGAAGGAATAGGAAAGGTTATAAAATGGTATCAAAAAACAATATAGATAAAAAGACTTATTATTTTCATAATAATGCACACATAGGAGACTGCTTAGTGTCTTTGCATTTTTTGAAAAAACTTTGTGAAAAAAATAATATTTTTTGTGAGTTTAGTTGCAATCAAAACTACATAGGAGAAAATATTAATCAATTAATTGAACTTGTTAAATCAACTCCAAACATAAAAATATCATTTAACCAAGGTCCAAATTCTATAGAGTTGTGGTATCCAGTTATTGCAAGAAGAATAGAAAACAATCCAGAAAAAGAATATCCATTCTTTTGTTCTAACTACCCAGAGTTTGAAGATGTATTTAGGTTGTGGTTTGGCATAGGAAATCAAGTTGCAGAGGAACTGGGACTAAACAAGCCATTTAAAAAGATTTCAGATGTATTGTTCGATGAAAATGAAATATCAGAGATTGGAATGTTGAATCCTGAAACTCTTGAAAAAGAACATTTTGATTTTTTAATTGTAAATAGTTATTGCATGAGTGGTCAAATGAAATGGAACCAATCAGAGCACGATGTATTCTTTGATCAAATAGTTAGAATACTGCAAGAAAATAATAAAAAATTTATTACAACTAAAAAAGTACATAATGTTCCATGCACATTAGACACAAACCAGTCTTTGGTTGGCATAGCAAAAATATCTAAACAGTGTGATTATATTTTGGGTGTTCCAACTTCACCATTTTTAATTTGTGCAAATAAGTGGTCTTTCAAAAACTGTAAAAAGATTATAAACATAACGCATGATTATTTAACATTTGATATGGGCAATAAGTTTCAAAACTTTGAAATGGAAAAATTTATTAAGTTGGTGAAAAAGTGAAGGCAGCCATACTAACTGAACTAAATAAACCTTTAAGAGTTGAACAGATTAGTTTAACAGATTTAAAATTTGGACAGGTTTTAGTAAAAATATTAAAGAGTGGTATTTGTGGATCTCAACTGCATGAAATAAATGGCGATAAAGGAAATGGAAAGTTTATACCTCATCTTATGGGTCATGAGGGTAGTGCAATTGTTACTGCTATCGGAGATGGAGTTTCTACAGTAAACGTTGGAGATAGTGTAGTTATGCATTGGAGAGAGGGAGAAGGAATTGATGCTGATTTCCCACAGTATATATATAATGATAAAAAAATATTTAGTGGAAAAATAACAACCCTGAGTCAGTATGCTATTGTTTCTGAAAACAGAATAACTAAAGTTCCATCCGAATTGTCAAAAGACGTGGCAGCATTGTTAGGGTGTAGCCTTACAACAGCGTTTGGAATTGTAGAAAATGAGATGCCAAATAACTTAAATCAGAAGGTCATGGTAAATGGTGTAGGTGGAATCGGACTGAGTATTATACAAGCAATTGTTCAGTTAAACAGGGGAAGTGTCACAGCCGTTGATATAAACCCTAATAAAGAAAAACTTTCAATGCTAATGGGCGCTCAAGATTTTGAACTAATTGCATCTAAAAAAGTAGATGTAGTGATTGACACGACTGGAATACCATCTGTGATATCAAACCTTTTTGAATTACTTAATCCAAACGGAATTTTTATTATGGTAGGGCAGCCAAGGCCCGGACAAAGTATTGAGATCCCAAACGCATTGAGACTATTCGAGGGTTCTAGTGGAAAAACTCTTAGAGTTACACAAGGTGGTAGAACCAATCCTTCTGTGGACATTCCAAGGTATGTCAGAATGGCCTTAGATGGAAAAATTAATGTAGATAATTTAATTACTCATAGATTTTCATTAGACAATATTAATGAGGCATTTGACTTGTTAAAAACAGGAAACGCTGGTAGAATTATGATTGACATTGAAGAGGAATAATAATGGATAAAAGAAATTGGACTAAGGAAGAACTGATTGAGTTTGAGAATAAAATTGGAGATCTTTATTTAGATAATAAGTTACCATTTTTATTTCACTTGTCTGGTGGTAACGAAGATCAATTGATTGAAATTTTTAAAGATATCAAACCCAATGACTATGTAATCTCAAATCATCGTAGCCACTACCATGCTCTTTTGCATGGGATACCAGCAGATGTTGTTGAGGATAGAATTCTTAATGGTCGAAGCATGTTTATATATGACCGCGAAAGAAATTTTTTCTGTTCTGCAATTATTGGAGGAACTCCTGCAATTGCAGCAGGAATTGCATGGGCACTAAAGAGAAAAAATTCTGACCAAAAGGTTTGGTGTTTTATTGGAGATGGGACAGAAGATAATGGTCATTCCTATGAGGCAATTAGATATGCAGAAGGATTTGATCTTCCAGTCACCTTTGTTATTGAAAGTAACGATAGGTCTGTGGAGTCTACTAACGAGGAGCGTTGGGGAAAATCTTCTAACTACGAGTGGAACTCTGCACATGTTATAAAGTATAAATATGACATTACATATCCTCATGCTCGTAAGCCTGGAATGATTGATCTCTCTAAGGCCATCAAGAAAACTGATGATGAATATTTTCCACCACTTGATATAGACAATTGGCAGGATCGCTTAAAGGCTTGCACTACAGATATTAAATATAGCGACGCTGTAGGTTTAGCAATGAAAGAGTTAGGCGACAAAGGTGCTATTTTTATTGGATATAATGTAGCACGCGGAGACGCTATGGGAACTTTAAAGGAAGTCCCATTCGATCAAAAACTAGAAACCCCAGTAGCAGAAAACCTTATGTGTGGATTAGCAATTGGAATGTCTTTTGAGGGATTCTTACCAGTAATTTATTTTGAAAGACATGACTTTATGCTTGTAGCAATGGATGCAATTGTGAATCACATAGATAAGATTGAAAGAATATCTCATGGAGAATATAAGGTTCCTATTATTATTCGTGCCGTAACTGCCGATGCTGGACCATTTTATTCTGGGATTACACATTCGCAAGACTTTACTCCAATGCTTCGTGAGGCGGTCTCCTTCCCCGTTATTGATCCAGTTGGTGGAGAAATTTTAGATGTTTTTCGTGAAGCGGCAGAAAGTGGTCGTCCAGCGATCATTATAGAAAGAAAATCTAGATATTAATGAGTAACATAGTAGTCATCGGTGAAAGTTGTACCGATGTTTTTGTTTACTGCAATGCAGTTAGATTGGCTCCAGATGTACCAGTGCCAGTATTAAATATTGTAGATCAAACAAGAAATCTAGGGATGGCAGCGAACGTATTTAATAATATTGTCAACCATATAGATGATTGCAAATTAATAACTAATTCCAACTATGAAAAAATTACAAAAACAAGATATGTTCATAGCGAGAGCAACCATTCTTTTTTTAGGGTGGACTCAGAGGATAGTATTCAGAGAATTGACTTGTCTTTAATAGACTATGATTGTGAAATTATTATAATTTCTGATTACAATAAGGGATACCTACATCGGGATGACATAGAAACTATTTGTAGTAACCATCCAAAAGTTTTTTTAGATACTAAAAAAAATCTTGGTCAGTGGGCTAGTAATGCTGCTTATATAAAAATTAATGACTTTGAATATCAAAATTCTAAAAGGTTCTTAAGTGATAAATTAGATAAAAAAATTATTCATACTATGGGAAGCCAAGGATGCAAGTTTAATGGTGTTCGTTATCCAGTAGATAGAGTTGAAGTAAAAGATTCATCAGGTGCTGGTGATACATTCATGGCTTCTTTGGTTTTAAAATACTATAAGACTAATGACATTATTAAAAGTATTAAATTTGCAAACAAATGTGCTTCTGAAATTGTTAAACACAGGGGAGTAACTACAATATGATTGTTCTTACTGGTTCTCAAGGGTTTATAGGAAGTCATTTTAAAAATTGCCTTAGTTCTTTAATAGAAGTAGATATGGATAATTGTTTAAGTTTCATTAACAATTTCGATAGATGGGATGAAGTAACGTTAATCATTCATCAGGGAGCCGTGTCTTCTACGACAGAAACGGATATACAAAAAATAAATCAGTTCAATGTTTATTTTACTTTAGAGTTATTTAAGAAAGCGATAGAGTTTGGCATTCCTGTGAAGTATGCCTCATCTGCATCTGTATACGGAAACAAAAAGAAATCTTTTAATCCACTAAACCAATACGCTATTTCTAAACTTCAGATAGATTACTGGGTCACGGATAATATTGATAGGTTTTCAAGTATACAAGGCTTTAGATATTTTAATGTATATGGAAGTGGTGAAGAACATAAAGGGGATCAAGCAAGCCCAGTGAGTAAGTTTTCATGGCAGGCCAGAGACAGAGGAATAATTAAACTTTTCACAGGTTCAGAAAATTTCTATAGAGACTTTGTTTGTGTGGAAGATATCATAGAGGTAGTTTTAAACAACTATGAGGACTCAGGAATATTTGATCTTGGAACAAGCAATCCAGTATCATTTAAAAGCGTAGCAGAGTCTGTGGCAGAAAAATATAATGCAGATATTCAACTTATAGATTTTCCACATATTCTAAAAGGAAAGTACCAAGACTATACTTGTGCAAAAGAAGAGTTCCCTTACAAAAGTTTTATTACCGTTGAGCAGTATATTAATGGCTAAAGGATTTATGACAGGTAGTTTTGATGTAATCCATCGCGGTCATATAGAAATTCTTAAATATGGTAAGTCTTTATGTGATGAGTTTATTGTTGCTGTAGACACGGATGATCGGGTAAGAAATAAAAAGGGTAACTCTAGACCGTTTAATAGTTTAGAAGATCGTATAGAGGTTCTTAAATCCATCTGCTATGTAGATAAAGTTGTTTCGTTTAAAGATGATTTAGAACTAGAAAATATAATAAAAACAGAATGTCCAGAGTGGTGGTTAATGGGTTCGGACTGGAAAGATGTGGAGAGGCCCAGTGTTACACTACTCTGTAAAAATATTTTTTTCGATAGGTTTGGGAATCATTCCACAACAAGGATTTTAAAAGAGGAGGGGCTGTGAAATACGTTATTGATATTGATGGAACTATTTGTAAGTCGCTTACAGATTATGAATCTTCAATTCCAATTATAAATAGGATTAAAAAAATAAATACTTTTTATGATAATGGGGATACAGTTATATACTTTACCGCTAGAGGAATGGGGCGGTGTGGAGATGATCCTGTTGCTGCCAATACTATGTTTAGAGAACTTACAGAATCTCAATTATCACAATGGGGTTGTAAGTATCATCAATTAATTTTAGGTAAGCCATCTGCGGATATTTATATAGACGATAGAGCAGTAAAAGATACAGACTTTTTTGGAGAGTTATGATAATTGAGCCATGTTTTGTAGACAAAGGATGGGGATATGAAGAGATCCTTACGAATACTGATAAATACTGTGCTAAGATACTTCACATTAATAAGAATAAAAAAATGTCATGGCACTTTCATAAGATTAAAGACGAAACATTCTTTGTTGAAACAGGATTAGTTGAACTTTATTTTGGCGAAGATGACGATATAGAAAATGCCAATAAAATTATTCTTACTGCTGGCAAGGTATTCCATGTCCCCGTAGGGCTACGCCATATGATTTTAGGTCTTGCAAACTCAAGGGTGTTTGAATTTTCTACACAACATTTTGAAAATGATAGTTATAGAATACTTAAGGGAGACTGATGATTCTTGCTCAACATATAGGAACAGAAGGATGGGCTGGAGTTCCAAATCTTTTTTATAATAAAAAAGTTTCAATATCACAAAATTCTGGATATGTAGATGAGTATGCCGATGTTAATGTTCTATGTCTACTAGAATCAGATTTAATTACTCCCAACTTCATAGACGAAGTTTTAAATAGGTTTGATCTTATTTTAACTTGGAGGGAGGATATTTTAAATAGAATTCAGCATTCAGAAAAGTTTTTATATGGAACAACGTGGGTAGAAGAGTTTACCGATACATCATTAAAACAAGATAAACTTTCCTTCTTTACTTCTACCAAGATAATAACAAGTGGTCATCAGTTTAGACATAGAGCGTTTAACAATGTCTGTCAAATACCAAAATCTATTTACAATATTCAAATGGATTATATTAAAAGCCCTCCTAGAGTAGACTCTAAGAACTCTGTATTGGATAGTTATAAGTTTTCAATAGTTATGGAAAACTCATCAACAATTAATTATTTTACTGAAAAAATTATAGATTGCTTCGCCACTAAGACAATACCAATCTATTGGGGTTGTACAAACATAGGAGACTATTTTGATAGCCGTGGAATTATTATATTTAATAATGAATACGAACTCTCAGACATAGTAATGAACCTGAACCCCAAGATCTATGATGATCGAATTGAATATGTTGAAAAAAACTTAGAAGTTTCTAGACAATACTATTCTCTATGGGATAGAATAGATAGTTCTATAAAGAAGTATTTAGGAATGGATTGAGATGGCAATAGGTTTTTCTAATCTTGGAAACTATGGCAGGATGGGAAATCAAATGTTTCAATACGC